ATCTCAGGTGTTATTTCCTGTAAGTCCATCTCGGCGTTGGCTTTGTTGATATCTCCCTTAATGGTCTTGATTGGCTTCACCACCTTACCCGGCAGTTTAATTTCATTCTGCACTACTTCCATAGGTGATACAGCCTGTCCCATGGCTTCTTTAGAGGCTATTCCCTTACCCTTGGCTATCTGTTCTATTTTAACTTGACGGTTGACTTCTTCGTTCATCTTTTCTAGTTTAACAATTTCATCTACTATCACATTTTGAGCGTTAATCTCCTGAGTTACAGACTTATTCGCTTTTTCTATCCCAGACTTGATTCCACCCTGTTCAGTTACTCCCGCACCCTTAGCTAATTTGAATGTGCCAAGTGTAGTCGCAAGGTCTATACCCTGAGAAGCAACCTGATTCAACATAGACGAGTATTCACCTTCATTAAATCCCATTTGCTTCATAACGTCTATATATGACTGTCCAAGTGTCTTACCGGATACCCAATTATTCTTCACACGATCTATGAAATCCAATTTAGTGCGCTCTTTATCTCCGCTTATCTTGTCCGCGCCATAATCCACTACAACACTTGCAACATATCCTAGTGAATTCATTATATTACCAAGTGTGCGTTCGTTCTCTTGAGTTAATTTAGCATAATCTCCAAGTCCAAGCATGGAACCTATACCTCCAAATCCACGTGCAACTTGTTTAACGAGAAAGGAAAATGGAGAGAATATTGTAGCTCCTAATTGTTCTGTGTATCTTGGTATATCCTCAACGGCTACTGTACCACCAATACGAGTAGCCTTAGGGTCTTCCGAATATTTCATTTCGGCAGGATCTGCTAGGCCCATATCTTGTACAGCAAAATCATAGGGTTTGAGGATTTCAGGTGTAGTATCTAACAAATCAGCAGGTATGTCGTTAGACGTGTCTAACAAATCGCTAGGTATATCACTAGACGTGTCTAGGAGGTCAGCAGGTATGTCATTGTTAGTATCTACCACTATTCCTCCTATTTCTTAAATTTTACACCTTGTTTCCTGGCTTCTTCTGCCGCTTTTGCACCATATTTAGCCTTCCATTCGGGCCAAGTAGGTGATTTAGTTGTTGGGTTTGATATACCGGGTTTCGATATTGCAACTCCACCCTTACTCTGTTTCTTTCCCGCCAACCAATCCCTGACCGGTTGCCATGAAGTTTCGTTTTCCTTAGCCAATTTCATCTGATCGGGAGTTAATACATCTTCCAACGGCCATGTAGGAACTGTATCACCATAGCCAAACCATTCTGTCTTGTTTTTAACAGAAGCCATATATGCGTCTTCTATAGTTGCGCCTGCACTTACTAATTCTTGGATATCAAGTGCCGCCTGCGCCTTCTTATCGCTCAATCCTTGTGTCTTGGGCCTATTAGCTATCTTTGTCTTGATGTTGAGTATATTCTGGGGCATTTTCTCTATTTCATCCTTACTCTTACTGCCTACTCCTTTGCTTCCTTCCTTCTGCATATAGGCGAGTACTCTTGCCGTTGCTATATTGGTATCTAGTTGGTCATTATCTACCCATTTCTTGTCCNGGTCCCAAGTTATCAAGTCCATACTAGAAGCATTACTCCCTAATTCTGCATTAAGTGCATCTATTTGTTCTTTTGCTTTTCCTACCGGTGTAGAATTGGCGTATCTTTTAGCTAACCTTGCATCTTGTTTCTCTTTTATCCCACTTAATTTTAATACATTGTTCTGCGCAGCTGCTATTGTATCTGATGCAGTTTTAAGTCCGGCATTACTAGCTTTAATCTGTAATGAAGATAATTTCAATACAGCATCGTTATAATCTATTTTGCCATTTGCTGTATCGTTAAGTATCTGTGTCGTTTCTGAGTTAAATGCCTGATGTAGTTTATAAAGTTTATCATTCTGCTCTTTCTCTTTAGCAATATTTCCCATCTGCTGAACTTTCTTGCCGGCTTCTCTAAATCCAGCACCTGGTACTTTGTAGTCTTCAGGTTGAAATGATTCCTTATTCTGTATCTGTTCAGTCTGTGTTGGCGCACCCATAGTATAATCTTGTATGAGACTATCTATAGGATTAACTGTACGAGTAGGATCAGGTATATTTGTATCTTGATCTATGAGTAAATCTGCCATACTTCCTCCTTATTCTTTATTGAATATTGTTCCTGCCTTTTTATCATAACCTGTAACTGTTTTAGTTTTAAATAAATCATTAATATTCCCACTTAATGCCGCTAAATCAGGAGATACATCGGAGAACGTAGAAAACCAATCCTTTTGTTGTGTTTGTGGATTACTTGCAACCGCTGCATTAGCTGAATTTAAAGCATTAACATCTAAATTAAGACCTAATTTATCTGCTTCATTACCCATATTATATACATCTTTGGCTTTATTTGTTAAATCTTCCTTCTGAGTATACAATCTATTGGCTTCTGTCTGTTTATACGCCTGCGCTGATTCCTGAGCCTTTGTAGATGCCTCATTTATCTTAGTTCCTTCTATTGTGGAACCAGCTACACCACGTTCATAAGCCCATTGACGTATTGCCGTCTGTGATGTTTCTTGGAAGTTACTTACTATCTGTTTCATAGCTAATCCAAGATCCGTAGGATTACCACTAGCATCAGTTTCAGCTAATCCCTGCTCAAATTGCTGATTAAGACGGTCTATAGTAGCCTGATAGGATTCCTGATTTGTTTTCTGTTTCTGTTCAGCAGTAAGTCTATCAGCTTCTAATTTAGTCTCAGCATCTTTCTGCTTTTGTGCGGCAATATTAGCANGGTTATTAGGATGAACACGCCAAGATTCTGCTAGTTCTGCTTCATGCGATTTAGAAGCAGCAGAAGCCAAAGACAATACACCACTTATAATAGTTTCAATTCCCATATATACTACCTCTTGATAGGTTGTTCCACCTTATCGCTGGGTATCGCGGAGTTGGATTGCAACCTTTCATTTTTCAGTATTGCCATAACAACTATATCCGAATACGTACCATCTTCTTCTTTGATATATGACTTCAACACACCCTCTGTTTTAAATCCAACTTTCTTATCTATTCTATATGCAAGTCCATTATCTCTCTTAATGATAGTTTCAAGACGTTCTATATTAAGATTATTAAAACACCAGTCAATAAAACCTGTATAACAATCTTCTGTGTAGGTATAACGCGTCTCCAACTCTTTTACTAAATCTTTTAAAAAGACTTTGCTTATCATTCCATGAACATTTGCCCGATAAGGTAATATATTTGTAAGATACAAGAACCCTATAGGCCTTGAACCCTTACCTTGCTTAGTTGTAGCTAGCCATATCCTCATTATACCATTTTTAACTCTATCCCATATAATTTGTTTTAGTTCTTCAAGTTTAATTCCTTTAAATAATTCTATCTCGTGTTCGTTCTCTTGTATTAAGGTAACAAATAAATCAAGATCCTTAGGGTCTAAGGGGAACAAGATACATTTTTTTGTGAAAATAATGTTGTCCATTACTTCTGCCCTTCCCATTTTTCAAGGTATTGAATTGCTTGTTTCATTAAAAATATATTATCGTTGAATTGCCCTAACCCTGTATTACACTTATTGCAAAGTATTTCCCTTACTTTACCGGTTGCATGATCATGCATTATTTATCTCCGTCCGTAGAACCATAAAATAAAACTTGGCGCAGAAGCCCGCAGTTAGTAAATTGAAAATCCCAACTTCTTCCACGGTTACTGACAGGAATAAGATTGCTATAAAGTAAACCTTTAGTTCCACTTGAAGGTATTACAACTGCTGCCGTGCTTCTTGGAATACCCTTTTGATCTATATCGTATGTTATACTTCCATTAGTTACAGCCATGTCAACGCATAATCTTATATATTTTACTTTTTTAAAACTTGTGGAATTCCCGAAATAAAGTGTTGTCGGTCTTATTACATAAGATATAACCGTTCCGTTATCCGTTGTACCAGAAAACAACTGGTATATGTTGCCATCAGATGTTCCGAAATAAATTAACCCGTCTTGAGTTATTTCAAAACAGGTTACACTTACTGACGCGCCAAGTCCAAGAATATTATAGGTAGACCATACCTTGTCTCCAACACTATAAATGTAAAAACAAATGCCCTGATTTGCCGAGTCGTTGGCAAGAACCATTATCTGATTGCGTATCTTATCGTACTTAATGCTTATACGATCCGTATTAGTCGGGTATGCCGTTATTTTAGTGGACCAGACCGGGTCAACATCCTGTGATTTATTATTGAATACTATATCCCCTGATGTAAATGCGTTCTGCAATGATCTAATGCCGGAAAATGTAGGGAACCATATGTCCGCGCCGAATGAAAGTACACTGTCTGATAAACTTCCGACATCGTGTATGTGTTTTACCAGTTTAAAATCATTAGGATTAGTACCTGCATAGTAAATAAGAATATTGTTTTTAAACCAGAATATTATATAATCTCCCCAGCTTTTCACTCCCATAAAAGTATCTAGTATTGATAACTCTGTGGCAAAAGTTAGTGTTCCTGCGTCTGCTGCCGTTACATAATCAGTAGCATCTCCTGTTTTGCTGAAATACTCCATGAAACGGTAAACGTCATTATCAAAACCTCCAAGCCACATCTTTGAATGGTGGGTTTCGGCGAATTGGGGTATAAGTTTCAATGATAATCTAAACATTTTATTTGGATTAACTGATAATGCAAAAAATAAAAACATATCTGACATAATAAAATATGACTGAAACCCCTCTTCTCCTGTATTTAAAGTTTTAGTTGAAGTAGTGGTAAAATCGGAAAGAGTAAGTCGCACTATTTTATTTGGACTTGAAAGAATATAACATGCAATATATAAATAGGTATTTGTCGAATCTATTGCTAAACCACCAGCATATACCATGCCTTCGCCAGTTGCTAAAGTTTTAGTTGAAGTAGTAGAAAAATCTGCAAGAGTTAGTTTTACAACTTTTCCGGGATTTACTCCACAACCAATATACAAAAACGTATCTGTTGAATCTATTGCCAACCCATTTACAATATTCTCTCC